AGGAACCACAAGCGCTGGGCTAAATGGAACCGCCGCTGGTAACGGAAATTGAAACGCTGTAAATGCTGAAGAATCAACATCAAGCGTCATAGTAATAGGCGTTACTGCAGTAATTGTAGCTTGCAAGCCGTCCATTTCAACCATGCCATACGCAGCAGGAACAACCAATCTAATCTGTTGTCCAACTGTTAATCCATGATTAGCGGTACATAAGACTACAGCCGCAGCTGCCGAAGTAATGTCGGCAATAAAACGACGTCGTGGATAGAAGATAGGATCCCAACGAACCTGTCTCCAGCTACCTGCCGTTGCAACCGCTCCTGGAGCAGTTGCTATACCAACAATACGGAAATCCATATTAGCATTAATAAGATCTACTTGGAATTCAATACCAGCTAAGTTTTCTTGGCCAGTAAGACTAGAAAGTAGAACCACATCACCAACAACTAATGAACCAGTATTACCAGTAGAATAAACTGGTTGAAGGGCATTAGTACCAGCCGTAACTGCTATTGGAGCAGTAAGCGGATTATTAGAAGTATCAATACGAGTAAACCCATTAACCGCTATGGTACCGACGTTTAAGTTATTGCCGCCACCACTTTTGAAATATCTGATAGCTGCTGCATCAGCCATTCCACGCTGCCATTCAAACTTAACACTATTATCGTCGGTTGCGGTCAGATTGGAGAAATTTCGTACTATCATCCAATCTACATCTGCACGCAAACTAATAAGTCGAGTAGCGCCATCAGAAGTAAATCTTCCTTGTTGAATAACGGTATTATTATCAGCCATTATTTTCTCCTTAAGCTAATGTTGTGCGTAGGTTTATAACCCACAAGTCATTGGTGATTCTAGGAACTTCCGCAAACTTGTATCCAACAGAAGCATTAAGAGCCAACGGACCATCATAAATAGGTGGTCTGTAGATAAAGTTGGCGCTATATCCATCTTGCTCTATACATGCATATGCTTCCATACCAACACAAAAGATATTAAATACATCAGCACCATTAGCAGAAGCTGTTGGTGTTTTAGATCCAATTGAAGACACTAGGAAACGAAGGTTTCCAATAGCACCCCACTCAGAACGCAATGCATTCATTGGAGCCGGATACTGGTTCTTTTGAATGAACCCAGCAACAGCATCCAAGTTTCCTGTAAGCTGTGTAGACGCTAATGCAAAATATGCATCTCGAATTGGCGCTGTACCAAACTTATCTTCACCTTCAATGTTATCCAAAACAGTATATGCATCATTATTTAATAATGTACGTACTACTTCATCAACATCAGAACGTGAAATTTCAGTTGGGTTATCGCCATTAACACCACCAACACAGTTAATGAATGAAGCTGTACCTGCAAGCATGTTACGGGTAAGTTCATCCTCGGTTTGCCTTAAACTAACTCCTAAACGAGCTGCTGCCTCATTGAGAACCATTTCTGTTACTTCAGCTTTCGCTTACTGACCCTTTCAGGCGGGAAGAACTCTTCGGATCTTCCTCTCCAGGTTTCCTCTGGAGTTCAGACTATCGCATCTCCAAAAATGGAGTCTTCTCACTTAGTCGTTCAGCCTGGATATATAGTTCTGATTCGTTTATAATAGAATAGTAATACTGACTTACTAAACTACTTATCATAAAGGATAATTTATGAAAGAACGAAGAAAATACTATAGAAGATCTAAAGATTATGTTCCTAAAGAATACAGACCGGTTGATCTTGCCTATATGGCCGGTATTGTTGATGGAGAAGGATGCTTCTTCATGTGTAAGTTGCCCAAAAAGAGGGGAGATGGATATATCTCCGAACATTTTAGAGGGCTTCTTAAAATCGATAACACTGATGTTAGATTGCTCGACTGGATCGATGAGGTCTTTAGTGGAACTTCTTCTGCAAGATGTCGAACTACTTCTAGTCGAAAATTCGAACGAGAAATATTTACATGGACAGCTACAGGAGATAGACTTCTTGATCTTTGTGAACAAATACTTCCATACCTTGTTATCAAAAAAGGGCATTGCGAGATTATGATTAAATTTAGAAAAACTTACACAGCAAGAATAGGAAGCAACAAACTTTCTAATGAAACAATTGTTGTTCGACAATCCTGCTTGGAAGATATTCGTAAACTTAACTCTCGTTGGCATCTTCATCCTTTAAAACATAATTCTTAAATCTTTTCCTTGGCCCCTGTCACCTTAGCTAACGCCGTAGGCTTCCAAGTCAATAAGAGAAGATTTATAGACCCCATTCATTTTAGGGTCTTGGTTTTGTAAAGTTACTTGTTCGTTGATTTGGACAAAAGTTCCGTAGAAATCTACCTTTGCGTCGATATCAACCGCTGTCAATACTTGTGCAGGAGGAGTTACTCCGGTATTCCCTAAAGGAACAAGTGCAGAATTAAGAGGATTATACCGTCTCATACGAAGGGTAGTACCACCATTACGGGGCATACTCTTTTTCATAGCAGGTATTTTATGGATGAAATTTGGGACCGGAACGCTCAGAAGCTTATAGCTAAAGCTTTGCTGAACCGGGGCTGGAAGAGTTCCAGTAGTGGTTATTGCCATCTCTTTACCTTCAAAGTTATTAAAAACTCTAACTGTAAGGTGACGAGGCTTGAAATACGTCATGAGGTAGCGACTCTCAATATACGCTGGGGAGGTAGCGACTCTCTATATACGCTGGAGTATTTTGAGGATGCGACCCTCTATACGCACTTTAAGTATAGTACAAGTAAATTATGTAATGCAAGACCCATCTAAGTAATGGGAGAAGAAGGAGGACTATGTAAATAAAACTCCCCTTACTTAGATGGATTTATTTAGTAAGATGCGCGTCTAGCGTCAGCAACTTCCTTAGCGAGCTTTTTCTTAAGTTCTGGTGTTAGACCATGAGCGAAAGCGTTTGCGTGTGAGAGGGGGCTTTCTCCTTGCTGTGGAGATACACTCGAAAGAGGTCGTGGCTTTGTTGAGTTTTTGTGTACCGTTTCTCTATTAGACTCATGATCCCTGCCATCATAGAGGCCAAGTTTCTTTATCATAGTATATGCTGAAGCAGCCGTGTTATATAAATCACCTGAAGCTTTTAAAGTGGCCGCAAGTTCAGGATAGGCCATGTTAAGCTTCTCTACTGTATTGGTAGTTACTACTGAATCGAAATCAGGAAAGTTAGATTTTATGCGAGTTTCTACGGTAGTTCGATTCATCTGTTGTTTATATTCTTTAATCTCCTTCTTTAACTCTTTAATATGGCGTCCTTCAGCAAGATCATCATCACCAAGTTCGGGTTTAGGGGGAGCTGCTTCTTTTGCTGCTGCTTGTCGCTGGTCTATTTCCTGTAATTTTTTAAAGTAAGCATCTCTTTCACGTTCTGCATTATCCTTAGCTTGTCTAAGCTCCGCAAAATTTTTCTCTTGATATGATTGTTCTTTAGCTTCTTGCTGCTCAACGTGTTGCTCTGCTGTTACATCTTGTTGTTGCTCAGCTTGCTGATCTTCTGTAACAGGTACTTCTTGACCAACGTGTTGGGTAGTCTCTTCTAATATTTGTGTTTCTTTTTGCATATATTCTCCTTATAATAGGTACTTGAGATATATATTACGCAAGTAACGTGGAATCGTCCATTTCGCCATTAAGTCTCTTTGCAACTCTCAGTAAAGAGCCATCATCTAACGCCATTACATAATCTAACAACTTACGCTCAGATTTATCAATAGTAAGTGAATTAAGTCGAAGCATTTTACATACATCTTTAGATGGAAGCACCCATAAGAATTCTAATGCCTCAGTTTCTTTATGATAATGATAGACTGCTTGATCCCAGTCAGGAGTTGGGCACGTTTCTCGTGACATGAAGTAGTTACGCAGTACATTCTTCATGATACGTTCTTTTTTTGTGAGTACCACAACATAGAAATCATTATTATAGATCTTTTTGCCAGCTTCTACTGCATCGTGAACGTTATCTTCATACTCAGTGAGAGACTCGCTCATCTGTTCATGAGGCGAATGGTCAAGCTTTGGAGCTTCAATTATAAGATCTCTCGATACTTTACCAACAGTTTCTCTACGAGTTGTTTTTTTATTTTTCTTAGACATACGCTCTCCTCTGGTAACAAACCGAAACTCAGGAGAAAGCAAACCACAGCTAAAACTCTGAGTTTCGGTTTGAAACATTATCTTTCGCGCAAAGTATTCTGATAGGTCAGACGCTCTTCAATACGCTCCTTCTTACTTCTTTTCTTGTAAGAAAGCATATTGGGAGGTGTTCCGAGAATATCAAACGCGATCTTCTTAGCTTTTCCATTAGGACGAACCATTGTTGGCATCGAAGCTCCTAATATTTTTCTGGATACGCATTTCTCTTCAACGCTTTAGCCGTAACATCATCGCGCATTTGACGATCAGCACCACTAATAGTGTCATCAAGATGTGGATTGTTGTAGTACGGTTCCTTAGGATAAAGAACATATTTTACATCTTGAGGAAGATTAGCAATAGCACTATGATCTTCTTTGATCATCATAGAATCTTGATATTCTTGTTTACGACGCATGTCGTATCCAGCATACATTTCGGAATTGTAGTATTTCTTTTTAGCCATAATGTGGCTCCTTATATAGAAACTGAGGGCCCAGTAAGGCCTTCAACGTTGTTATTACGTCTATCTACCACAGGACCACCCTGTAGAGCAGTCGCTGGTTCTTGCCCTTTAGTCTCCTGCGCTTTGACAATATTAGCAAGAGTTAATAATTGCTGTATCTGAGATATATCGATACCTTCAAGTTCCTTAAGAGCCTTAACAATATCGAGAATTCCCGACATGCGATCTTTAGAAGCTTCCGCACGATTCTCTTCTGATTGAGTAATTCGTTCAATAGCGAATGCTCTGTTTTCCGGCACCCGACTGATCCGTTCCTCTGCCAAGCCGCGATCCGCCTCGGCTCTCGCGTGAGCAAGATCGGTACGTGCTTGTTGTTCTTCAATAGCAATTTTTGTTTGCATTTGTTGTGCTTGCGCTTCTTCTTGTTGTTTTTTCTGCATATTCTCAAGGATCGTTGTCTTATTCTGTATTGTAGCTGACTCGAGCAGATCTTCATCAGAAATAGGAACCCCAGCTTCACGTAACTGAAGCATCTGAGCAAATTGCATCTGTTTCTGAGTTGTTGTATTTAATCCCTCTTCAATAGCAGCATCGTATACACCAAAAGCTTTATTATAAAACTGTTCTGATGGCTTATCTTCAATAATTCGTGCCACTTTTCCGGGAGTAAAGTTACTTTGAATTATATCTATCATTAAACCACCAAGGAGATTTTGAGACCTATCAAGCTGATCAAAGAGTATCTGTAATGTGGTAAGCCCTGCACCTTGTCTGAGCATAGATAATATACCCGCCTTATCATCCATAGCAGAACCAAGTAATTCTTCATTAACACCAGATATCTGGCTTATTTCTTGTGCAAGCAATTCAGATAGTTGAATCATTGATGGCGGTATTTGTGGAGGTTGTATCGCCTCAACATCACTCATTGCCGCTTCTTCTTTAAGAGCTATACCACGACCTTGTCCAGCCAAGAATATATCTTTAGGATTAACAAGCGCATTCTCTTTATATTTGAATCCTGAAGTAACCTGCGATTCAAGAATATCTAGTTCAATGACACGACGTCTGTTGTAAAGATATTGTGCGTCCCTAAGTCCACGAACCATTCCCTGTATACGCCACGGAAAGGAAGACATTTGAGGGTTGAAATACCCCAAAACAGGAATAAATGGATATTTATCTATGCCCAGTGGATTTGGGCCATCGTACATAACCTTACCCTGAACTACCACCGCCATTTTAACCGTAGGAATATCCTGAGTAACTGTTGTAACTTGAGGGTACAATACTAAGAAATCTTTAAGCGCATCCGGATCTTCTGATTTCCATTCAATTGTTTCACCAGTCTCAGAATCTACGAGCATTTTTTGTGGTCTATAATCTCTATAGTAAAACTCATCATAGGTAAGAAGATTTGCTTGACTATAGTTATAATTTTCAGGCATGAACTCAAACTTACCATCACGATGCTCATTACTAGGAAGACCCATAATCTCTTCTTCAGATCCTGGAAGGAGTGAGATCACTTCTTTTTTAGTAAGATATGTTCTCTTCCACAATCCGTTACAGTCAGATAAATCAGCTTTCTTAAAAAAGGGATCAATTAAAAAACTATTATAGGGACAGTTATCTACCTTTATGTTACCCGATATTGGAT